CTGGTATCGTTCTTCTCGGGTGAGGTGTGTGTAGTTCATTTGTGTAATTTCGACTGGCTGGTCAAAAAGGCATGGATGCTACCGCATCCCGCCCACCTGACCTGCGTTACTCAAAATTGCACTTCATTCCTGAATTCGCCTCGTATGGAGACACAACGGGAGCGGCGATTTTTTCTGAGGAATTAACCGCGCCTTGGGTAACCGTAAATATTGCTTCAACCATATCTGCACCATCAGAGTCTGAATACATCGCCAAAACACCGGACGCGAACACAACGCGCCTGTCGCCCTCCGCACCAACAAACACCATCGCCTTACCGTCATCGCCAATATCCACGCGGCCTACAGTTTCTCCGCCCTTGTTGATCTTGCCGACGTAGCCGTCTTGGTCGATTCCGTCGAGAGTGGAGGAGTCAAGCGCAACATCCTCCGCCTCAAACGTCCCACCGATCTCGCTTTCGTCATAGCCGAAGTCTTCGCCATCCATATCCGCCACGCTATCCAGCACCGACTTCATCCCGGCCTGTTTCGCATGGAATTCAGCCATCGTCTTGTGGTAGTGGCGGGTCTTTTCGGTCGTGGAGGTCATCAGCGCGGCGGCGTGAGACAGGTGGGCCACTTTGTGAGCCTTTGCCAGCTCCTTGGTATCACCCTTTTGCTCGAAATGTTTTGCCCTGCCGGAAGCGTGCATCGCCGCACCGGATTCGCGGCTGGAGTGCCGGTATTGGTTGCCGTGGAACGGATGCCCCTTGTAGTCACCGTCCAGCGTGGCAGCGCATTCCTTGCCGTCTTCGTCAACCGCCGGGGTGGCCTCCCACTCGCTTTCTGCATCAAAAATTTCATCTCCGGATACGCAGTCCAGCGCCCCGCCGAACATCCCCCATTCGATGGATGCGCCGTTGCGTTTTGCCGCTTCATCCATCGCTTTTGCGGTAACAAATGGCGAGTATTCGGCCTTGTCCACAGATTCGGCCATCCACTCTTTGAATTCGTCCGTTGCACTGGCGAACTGGTATGCAGCATCAACGATCTGCACGGGAGTTTTAACTTCGACCGACAGGATAACCGCACCCACCAAGTCGAGCGCCTGCTTCAGTCCGCCGAATGCCTGAGCCGCTTTCAGGAATGCGTTAAAGTTCTTGTTTTTGACGTAGCGCAGGGCGCTATCTTTCTTCAGTCCGTAGGTTACGGCTGCGCCCTTCTTACTTGTTCCAACCTCGTTATATCCATCGGCAGCTTGGCGCAGCAGATATTGCTGTCCGTCTATGACCTCCGCGCCGTCGCGGACGTTCATGGCTTTCAGCCATTCCCACGAATTTTTTACGCTCTTTTCGATCTCGCTGGTTTGCCATGCTGCATCTTTGGCAGCATCCTTTTCTGCGCGCTGTTCTGGGGTAATTCCCGCCCATGCGTCAATCTGCTGACGGCGGTCACGTTGGGTTTTTGCCAGTTTGATGCCTGTGGATCGCTCGAAAATTGACGCGCTTGCCTTGTTATCAAGATTGCGCAAAATTGACCACGCCATAGCCGCGTCTTTCGCCTCGATGGCGGTAACTATTTGCGGTGGATTTCCCGCCGCCGTTTCGATGCCGTACTTGCGGAATATTGCAGTCGCTACGTCGGCTAGTGGCGCATCGGCAGGGAGCGCTGCCAATTCAGCAGTTCCGGCCTCGATCAGTTTTTCCTTGGCAACAGCGCGCATCCTGTCCTCTGCCGCGCGGTATGCGGCAATCGCATCACCATGCGCTTTGAACTCTGGTGTTTCAGTGACATTGGCAAGGCGGCTATCCCATGCTTGGATGCCAACGGACGCAAGCGCATCGCGCGCCGGAATGATGTCCTTCGCCGCACTCACTGCGCTGCGCAATTTCATTTCTTCCGTGCTGGCGCTTATGTGGTCGGTGATGCCACCCCAATTAACGGCGGACACGGCGTAATTGATCTTCTCCGCCTCAGTTCCCCATGCCTTGATGTATGCGTCGATCAGGGGCTGCTCGCTGGCGGACTTGTCTTCTTTCGGAGCGGCAGCCTGCTGATCCTGTTTCGGCGTGTAGTCGATGGTGAATCCCTTCGCCACCAGGAGTTTTGCAGCGGTATCGTTATCACCGGAACGGAATACCGAAACAGACACGTCTGAGCCTGGATTTTGTGCAGCCGCCTCCGCTGACATTTGTTCAGTCATTCTGGGAATGCCGGACTTCGTATCCTTGGCTGCTTTTGCTTGGAGCAGCTTTCCGCCGTCGATCATTGAGAAAACCATGACATCGGACTGTTTTTTGCCAAGAAAGTGCTCGACAACATAGTCGGACGCATCGTAGTAATTAACAACACCCGAGCTTACCGGGGCGGAAAGTTCAGCCAGCAGCGCATCGGATTCTTTTTCGTTAAACGTCTCCGTCTTGGCGGCGGACTTTGTAACCGTAAACCCCTTATCTCGTAATTGCTGTGCCACTTCTTCAGCATTGGCGGTCAGCACATTGCCGTCGCCACCGTTCTGCGCGGCCAGTTCTCGCCATGCGTTTTCACCGGCTGGAGTGTTAGGTAGAAAGCTGGTGAACATGTCATCTTTGGCGCGGTATGACAGGTCTGGCGTTTGTGGGGCGGCGGTCTTTACTGCCGTACTATCTGCCCAATCTCTCACGCGAGAATCAAACTCTTCGGCCACTTCTTTCGTGTTGCGGTCGCGGCAGTCAATATTGAAAATTTCATCCATACCAACTTGCAGCGCCAAGTAGCGATTACGGGGCGCGTCAAATACCCCGTAAACTACGCGCGATCCGGTTGGGTTCAACTCTCCGCCCACTGTGCCGCCGCCAACATCCTTTTTCACCGATACTCCGGGATTCGAGACTTCCCATCCAAAACTTTCAACCAGGTTGTTCAAGATGATCTGTGAGTAGTGGTTCGGAACGGCGCTATCCTCGGCCTCTTGCTTCGCCACATCAAGATCATGCTGTGCTTTTTCCAGCTCCTTCTCCAGCCCCGCCACTTCTTCTTTCAGCCCGGATATTGCCGCCATGCGATCGGTGCGCTTGCCGTTTGCCCGCCGGTATGCCGCGCTGTTTTTCTCGGCCAGCTTCATGATGCGCCGCGCAACCTCGCGTATGTTCAGGTCTTCGCCGCGCTCTGGGGCGACAACGATGGTGATGTCCTTCTTGTTCAGTAGCCACTTCCACGAAATGACCTCATCCGTTCCGGCCATTTTGTTGGGGTTCACGTCCGGGTTATGGAAGTAGATTGAAACAGTCTGTCCGTCGGAAAGCTCGAAAATAGCCGCCACGTTCGCCACGCCGCGCTGTTTGAATGGTTCGGTGATCTGCAAGGAAACGGGCTTGACCGCCTGCCCGGTGCGCCCCATTACGCCATTGAGCACTTCCATCTTGCGTTCCAAATGCGAGTACGGCGTGACAAGCGCATCGAACGCCAACACCCCATCGGAATCTTCGGCGATGTCATTTGCGCACACCGCATCAAGAAGTAAACCCTCCCCGGCATCGGCGCGGCGAATGTCGTACAGCACTTGGTCGATAGTTTGATCGTAGGGCAGCGCTTCGCTGTTCCAGAGCACTTTTTTAGTCATGGTTTCGAGTCCTTTAGGGGGTAGATTTGCTGGGCGCAGCGGCTTGCTCATGTCGCCATGTTTGAGCCACCACTTGAGTTGTGAAATTGATACGGCAATGATGCTTTCGAGCCCGCTCCATCCACGCTCGTAGCTGTCTTGGTATGCGCGGCGCGCGGATTCTTCATCGGGGAAGGCAAGCATAGTTTTATGCTCGTCGAATTTGCCGCCGACGTTCTGGTTGATGACGTAGACCGTATCGGATTGTGGGTAGAAACCGACGAAACAGTCCATGCCGTCGCCGTCATTGCCTTTTGTGCCATAGAAATAGCCGTAGTGCGCCGCCATGCGGCTTGACCACGGCTTGCCAGTTTTGGAATCAATCCCAGTTCGGTATGTTCCGCGCGGCTGCTCTATGGCAATTTCTAGGCCATACAGGTTTACGCGCCCAAGTTTGTAGTTTCCAGCCTGACATTGAGCGTCAGTCGGTGTTGGGATTGGGTTATTACCGAAAGCGCCGTCATGCGAGGAGTTTTCGATGTGAAGAAAGATGGAATCCATGCGCGAATGTTATTCCGCGCATGCTGCTACGATTTGGCGGTTTTCCGCTTACGCTGTGGACATAGAGGCGCTTAGGCTGGCAATTTCTTCGCGCACCGCAGCAATGGCGGACTTGAGCGAATCGCGCTTTTCAGTCAGCACCTGCTCCATCTTGGGCGCGGCGGTGCGAATTCCTGCCGGCGGACTTACTTTCACAGTCGCCATCAGCTTCTGAAACTTGGCGCGTCCGGTATTCAGCACCTGTGAAATTTCGGCAATCGCCTTGACGTGATCGTCCTGATTCTTGATCGGCAGCACCTTTCCATTCAGCAGAACCTGAAAGATGTCGCCGCTTTGCTTGATGCGCATGATGACCTTTTGCGAGTCGGCAAAGGTGAGTAGCATTTCACGGAAGCTGATGCCGGATGTACGCTTCACGCTGGGGGAAACATCACCCTGCACCACGTTATTACCGGCACGGGAGAAGTATTGCACTAGCTTCTTGGTTGCAGCATCTTTCTGGCTGCCCATTTCGTCGAAGCTGAAAAGTAGGTTTTTGCTCATGTCGAATCCTAACTATGTAATTTTTCCGCTCTGAGCGGTCGGGCCACCTGTTGTATTAACGTCGGCATAAGTAATCAATATCTCGTGAATTGTTTCTGCTATTGCCTTGGTTATTTTTGGCGTTATGCAATCCGGGTGTGACAAATTAAACCCTTGCGCAGTAAGCTTTCCATCAAGTATTGCTTGAATTCCTACGGGCGATGGAACGGGCATTTATGAACTCACTTTCACAGTCGAAGACCCTGACGGATGCCCCATCCCAGTAACCACACAGGGTGATTCTGTATTTAGGCATGGGCATAAATTACCGCCGCCATTAAGATCAATATTTTTTGCATCCACCGAGGTCTTTCCTTTCGACTTAACCGTTGCATCCGCCCCAGAAATCACATCCACAGCACCTTTCGCATCAGCCGTGAATTTCCCCCCGGCCTGAATCAGAAAATCCCCGCCCGCAATCAGCTTCATCAGCTTGTCCGCCAGAAGCTCCATATTCTCATGGTGAAAGCGCCTCCAGTCTGCTGAGTTTCCCGCTTGCGGGTTTCTGTATCCGGTAATGATCGGATAGCGCGGATCGCCGCCGATGAATGCCACCCAGACAGTATCGCCAGAAACAATCTCAAGCTCGGTAGCATGCGCGCCGGACTTCGACTTATCGCCTATCGGATATTCGATCTCGGCTTCCGGTAGTACATCTCCGCCGTCCGTCAGGCCGGGCAATTCAATCCGGCACGTGCGTTTTGTCTTGTCGTATGACTTGACGATAGCCGGGTAGCGACCCGGCATGAATCCGTATTCTTCCATCAACCCTCCACGCTTCCCGTCCAGATGCGGGTGTACTGGTTGACTGATCCGCCGTCCGTTCCGCTCTCAAAAACGTGAGCCACTGTGATAACGGCCAGCTTTCCATACCCTAAAAAGTTGACCGCATCCCCTGCTGAAATATGCTCCGCCAGTCCGATTTTTGACACTTTGCGCTGAACTAGACAGCGTGACATATTGCGCAGCTTCTGCTCATTCTTGAAAGGAGAGTAGCGCACGCTGCGCGACTTGCTTTGGTTTCCAAAAGTGGCATCGCCGGACGCATTTAGCGAGTAGAACCACGGTACCTCGTGACGCTCTAAAAATCCGCTGGCAATATCGTCCGATGAGTTATTGGGTAGATCGGTGATAGCATCCTGCTTCAGCAGGTCTCCCAGCCGCATAAATTGCAAACGGCCAGCTTTCCAGCGCACGATTCCCCCCTCTTCTTGCAGGATGCGCGCAATGTGAAAGCTTGGCGTTCCGCCTATCGGGCAGCAAAACCTCGGCACATGAAAATCCGCATCAACCGCCTTTATTCTTGCCCCTGCGGCGCGGTATATGGCCGACAGCGTAACGTCTTCTTTGATGATTGCTCTACTGCGCACAAAGGCTATACCGGACGATGAATCCGCACTTTGACAGGCATCCAGCAGCCCGGTAATGCGCATGCTGGAAATCTCGCGAGATCCATTAACAACGGAGGAATCATTGCGCACCGATTTGATGATACGGATTGCATCTCCATCTCCGGTAGTGACGCTCCCCCCTTCCAATAAAAGCTTCGCGATGCCATCATCAAGCCGTATCTCTGCCTCAAGCGTAACCGGCACTGGAGATAAGTCTGAGCGCAGCACCGCAGACTTGATTAAGTCGCCGCGTATCGGGTTGCCGTTGGATAGGTAAAGCAGCATATGGCTACACCGTCGTTATCGCGCGACAGAATGCCAATCCGGGAATCTCTAATTCTTTTTGCTCAATCGACGAAGCGACCTCGCTTGATGCTCTGCCAAATACATCCATGCCAAGGACGCGAGAGGCTTCTTGTTGCAATGCGCTCTCACGCTCCACGTAAAGCATGAACAGCGGACGAATGACCGCCCACTCCGATTCGCTTATTTCAGTTGCGCCGGATAGCACAGGAACAGCCGCAGGCGGAACAACTACCCGAGACTGTATTTCACCCCAACCCGCATAGAAAGATGCCGCAGCAACGGCCTGAGCCAGAACGTCGGTATCGCCCAGCAAATTACCTGCCGGGCGCTCCTGCGTGTGAAAGCGAGTTGCCAGCGCCGCAAGTGTTGCCATGACTTATCGGTAGTCGCCAGAATTACCGGCCATGATCTCGCCGAAGTAGTGAAAATGCAGCGTGCCGGAGAACAGCAGAATTTGCGAGCGGTTTTCCCAGTCGCGATCAGGATTGTCCAGCATGATGAAGCAATCCTTGATCGGCTTTGCGCGCAGATACTTTTCAGGCGTACCTTCGTAAATCTTTGCGTTGAAAGTTCCGCCGCGAGTGATGATGTTAATCATCATGTTGTCTACGCTTCCGGCAACAGTTTCCTGCATCGAAATTTGCCCTTGCTGGTACGTGTTCAATTGCCCAGGCTGCGCCGCCTTCGAGCCCATCGGCAGCGGAATTTCGACAGGATCGGATGGAGACAGCGTTGGCCACGGAGCTTGCTTGCAAAGCAGCCACATGCTTTCAAAACCTTCGATCTCAAGCGCGAAGTCGCTCGAAACAGCCTTAGCGCCAATCGCCTTTGCTGTGTCGTAGTGCCCCTTTAAATATGATGCTGTAGAAACGGTCATAACAGTCCTTTCGGTAGTGGTTAACTACCGCGAACTGTATTGAGTCAAAATTGGCTAAATTGGCCGGTTTTCCGTTAAAGCGGATGACTGCAAGCGAAACAGATACGATGTTATTTTTGCCAGATTTGGCAGGACGGATTTTTGCATTGCACGTAGCCGCCGGGCATTACTTCCAGCTCCCCCATAGTCCGCCGCCAATGAATGAAACGGGCGGAACCGAAGCTCCGTTAATTTGCTGCTCGATAGAGCCAAGTGCGCCGAAGTGAATCTCCTTTACCGTGAAAAATCCCTGACGGGCTTCAAACCTTAAAGCCTGAGCGCCATTCCGCAATCCGAAGTACAGGCCAGCATCGCCGCCGTAGTCAAACGCAAGTAGTGGAAGCGGGTCGCGCCTTACATAGATGTCAGCTTGTCCGGTTTGTGTATCTTGCACGCATGACACGGTTCGCTTGTGGTCATCGGCTGGTATCTGCGCCGCCTCGATCACCTGCTTGTTGTCGTTTTTCTGAACAGGATCAGGAAGTCCTAGTTTTTGCTTTGAGGATTTCGGATATGCCGGAACAGACTTGAATGCAACAGGAGTTTCAACCTTCGGTGTATTTTTAACTTCGGCGGCTGGCGCGGCCGGTATGGCTGCACCAATAGGCTCGACAGGATTGCGCCCGCCAACCCATAGGGAAACAAAAAGCGCCACGGCAAGAGTGGCGATTGCGTAGTTTTTCCAATTAGATCCCATTACGCCCGTCCGGTAGGTGAGTTTTTCTGCCCGCCGATGCACTGGCTATATTCGGACTCGCGACGCTTTGCCAGTCCACCACAGAGATGTGAGTTTTCTGGCAGTGCGCAGTTCTTTCCTTGGTAGTACGTCCAGCGCAAAATCTCCCTGCACGCACCGTCGTAGTCCCCGGCATTCAGTTTTTCGACCAGCTGCGAATTGCAAAATGCAGACGCGCCGATGTTGTAAGTTAGGCTGGTATATGTGTCGTACTCGCGCTGGGCGAGTGGTACCTTGACACATTGCTTGATCGCGCCCTCGAATTTTCCGATGTCGGTCAGCGCGCGGGCTAGCGCCTTCGGTGGCGTAGTGGTATCGCCCGCCTTCACGCCATCAGTTGTGCCAAACCCGATAGTGCGCTTGTCGCCCTGGACGGGGATCACTGCCTTATCGGTATAGCTCTCTTGCTGCACAATACTAACCAACCCAGCCGCACTCAGCGTCATGGCTACCAGCGTAATGTTTCGAGTCATGCTCATTTGTCGCCATCCATGACGATATTAGCATTTCCTGATTTAATGGCATCTCGTGCCAGAGCTAAGTGCTGACGCTTGAAGTAAATAGTGATAGCCATATTTGCAAGAAACGCCAGCGCAGCAAAGCACAATCCGCCGTAGGCCGCAATATCATTGGCCGTGTATCCACCAAGAAAAGAAACTGCTGAACCCCCGTATGTTCCCGCAGAGGTTGCCTTGATCGCGGCAGTAGATGTGGCATTTACCGCATTGTCTGCAATAGTTGACTGGCTCATGTTTTTACCCGATAAAAATTGTTATCTCGTTCTCGCTACCGTCTTTGCCACAACTCCGCATGCACGGATAACGCTGTTCAGCCGATCAACGATAGCGGCTTGTATTTTCAATTCAGAATCTCTTCCCTTCTTCCAATCCTCAAAGGGCTTTCCATCGAAAAACTTTTTCACGACACTCGCCGGTAAGTCCAGCGCATCATTTAGCGATGTTGCTGAATATAGACTCAGGCTAGATGCCATATCAGTCAGGTTTTCCGCCCAGTTCATGCGCGATTCGCGAGATGCAGGTGCGAGCCGGAAATCGGGCTGGTGGCAAATCGCCAACCGTCCCTCCTTTCGGCATCGCCACAATCCCATCGTCTGAAAATTCAATCCTGAAAAGGTGGTGTAACTTATCGCGCCCATCGGAATACTTGCTCATCAACATGGTGAAATCGCTCTCGGGGAATCCGGCCATGACACGCATCCGGTTAACCAGATACTCATCAAACGCACCCTCTCCTTCCGTTGCGTCAGGAGCATCTTCTCCAACTATAACCATTTGCGAGGCCATGCCTCCAAGCAACCAATGAAAACGCCCCGAAACCCCGGCAACCTCTCCATCCATGCGCTCAATGGATTCTGCCATCGCCCCGGTGAGGTGACGAACGCTCCACGCATCGCCTCCGACATCACCAACCTCTACCGACTTCACCGACAGTGAAATATCGGCAGCGCCATCCAGATAGTCCGAGTAGCGCCCTTTCCCGATTGCAAAGTCCGGGCCATCTTCAGACACCGAGGCTAGGTACTGACATACCGCCAGGACTCTTTCCTGCACCGTCCAGTGCGCAGGATCTTCAACTCCCTTTGCGGACTCCACCGCGTAGCGCAACAGTGCAGTGCATGCAGCCTCTTCAAGATGCTCAGGCATGCCAGCAATTGCAATGGATTCGCCAATCGAAAGCTCGCGCAATTGCACGGTCAGTCGGCGGGTGCGTAGTATTGGGAAGTGGATCACTCGATGCTCCTGTTATTTTTTAACTACAGTCTGCTCAGTCCAGTCTTTACGATCCCATGCAGTCAAGGAGCACAGTGTCATGGGAATAAGCAACTCAACGTAGTGGCCGTTTGCATCAATCGGTGAATTCATCGGGAATCCGATTTGCTCGATAACTAGCGGAGATATAGTTCTGTTCTTGTACTTCAATGCGATGCAGATCGGTGCTTCGGATGGGAATAGGCCATACGCTGTGGCTTGGTCAAGTTTCACATTACCCTGAGCCGCATTCTTTACCGAATCCCACATCGAAAGAAATGCGCCATCAGGAGCAATACTTCTCGGCAATGCCCACTCCATTAGTTTATTAAAAGGCTTTTCAACCTCTTCAACCGGATCACGCCATGCACGAAACAGAGCGGTGACTTGTATTTTTACCGGAACCATTCCACTGAAAACCTGCGTCGAGTTCAGCTTCGTCACGCCGGTGCGCCCCTCGAACTGACTGATCGCGCTACCCATCTTTCCGTCACCAACCCATGGCATTAGCGCGCCTGATTGAAGCATGGCCGACAACGCTGGCATTCCGTGCTCAGTTCCTGAATTCTCAAACGGACTTTGCCACCCAAGCGCCACGTCAAGATTAGATTCGGTGAACGGCGCTTTCACGGTGACGGAATCAGCCGCCCTACTCCATCCCCCGTCCTTATCTTTTTTGACCTCGTAAAATTCGGCGACAAGATGCCGCGACAGCCCACCCAATAATGGAGAGAGTGTATTCTTATCGTTCGCTACGTTGGTATCTGCCATGTCAAAAAAATGGCGCTACCGCGAAGCAGCGCCAATTCATTTTTCGGATTGAATGATTACAGCCCAATCTTGCGGCGCATGCGCATAGACTTCATGCGGTGCATGCGAGCGCCAGCGGAGTGGCTCTTCATGTGCATCTTACGAATCGCCACCTTTTGCTTTGCGGACAAGCGCACCGTGCCGGAAACGCGCTTTTTGATGCGCATCTTTTTACCCGCACGAACAGCGAACTTCATCTTGTACACAGCATCCAGCGCGGGATCTTGGTCACCTTCTCCGAACACGAAGTTGTCGATGTCCGCATCGGCATCGGCACCGTCCGGGAGCGCAGAGCTAACCAGATCGCGCACGCGGTCGGCAGCCTCTCCATCCCAATCGTTCAGCAGCAATCCAGCGTCTTCATCCGTCACGCCCAGCTTCACCAGGTAATCCCAAGCTGCATTGAGCGCCACATCCACCACGCCCTGCTCATCCTCGGTAATCTCGCCGTCCTTGTTGGCATCAGCAATACCTACCATCAGAGCCATCAGGCGATCAGCATGAGTCTCGCCATCATCCAGATCGTCCGTTTCCGCCCACTGTTGCACGGCGGCAGCGGCAGACATGGAAATTTCACTGACGGTGAAATCGGCTGCACCGGACAAATCATCATCCTGAGCAGTCGAATCCAGCGTCGGCTTTTTAGTAGCTTGTTTTTCTTCTCGGCGCTTCATCGAAGACCGCAACATATCCGTGGTATTACTCATTTTTCAATCCTTCCTTGGTTGTGGTTAGCGGGTCAGCGTCTGGGTGACGAAAATCTGGCGAGTTGTTCCGTCGTAACGCAGCCAGTATCCGTACTCAATTGCTTCATACGGCTTTGTCGCGCTCGGACGCACAAAAAACTTCCATGACTTTCCGCCCATTTCAGGTGCACCAGATGGAACAAGCCAACCGGACGTTTCTGCATTCTCGAAAAGCGCCGTGAGGAAATCCGTTGTCTTCTTCACCGCAATGGCGACTGGAAGTTGCATCACGTCCTTGCCGAAGCGTGTTACTGCGTCGTCAATACTGGTGGACATATCCGCAACAGAGATCAGCTTTTTCAGGCTGGACTCAACCAGTGCGCACGTCAGCGAGTCGTAGTAAACGAAGCGACCGCCGCCGGTGTAGTCTTGGTAGATCACCGGATTGATTTTCGCGCGCGCCAGAGCATTCAACTCTTGGCTTATCGGGAAGTAAGTCTGGGTAATCCCGTTGCGATCAACAGGCCACTCGCGACCGGCTACAACGTAGTTCTTAGGCGCGAAACCCTTGGCATTTTTCTGGGCATTACGCAGGCACGAATAGGCGATGTTCAGCGTAGCCGAGCCGATGTAACCCTTGGGATTTACCCCTGTCGGATCGTTTGTCTTGAGCGGAGACCAGAAAGCGTGCAGCAGGTGCGCTGTTTGACTTGCGCCCATGTTCAACTGCTCGACAAAGGCGATGGCCGCATCCGGCGACAAATTGCCCGGCACGTCGAAGCGCAATTGGCGGTTTGTATCGAACGACAACTGAGCCAACTGAGCCAACAACGCCGGAGACTGGGTGCCGCCGGACGAAATGTAGGCGTAGTCGAACGGAGAAAATTGCAGCTTATTCCGAGCGGCCATGTAGTCCGCTGTGGCGTAGGCTGTGCCGCCTTCGTCAAAGCACACCAACACACCGGACTTTGCCCACTTCTCGCGACCGTTTACATCGTAGCCATAAGCTGCGGATGCAGGGTCGATCTTCGCGCCAACAGCACCTACGCTGATCTCGAATGCGTCATTCACCAAGTCAGGCAAGTATGCCGACTGGCCGAAATCATCCTTAGCTGTATTGTCCAGAGAGCCGTAGAACTCTTGCAGCGGAACATCGGCGCTGTCTCGGATACGCAGCGTGATCTTTCCGTTTGCCACTGCCACGCCGCCGGACTTAACCTCGTCAGCGCGAATCTCCAGCTTGATTCCATCGTTGAAGCACTCCAAGTGCTTCACAGCCAGAAGATACGCCGTGGTAGGCAGTGTTGCTGATACGAAGAAGGCAACCGAAGAAACGTCTGCGGTCGGCGCGGTTGTGTAACCCGTACCTGGCGTGAACGTAACAGCCGTGATTGCACCCACTGCCGAAACAGCGGTAATCGTTGCCGTTGCTCCAGTACCTACGCCGTTAATCGCAATGGTGTGTCCCAAGCTGTAGCCAGTGCCGCCGCTGGTAATGGCTACACCAGATACAGCACCGGCCAGCACCGACGGCGTAAGAACAGCGCCAGAACCAACTGCAAGAACGGCGTACTTAATTGCTGCCGCCGTGGTTGTCAGGCGTTGAACAACGGCCTCGTAAGCGCCCTTGTTCAACGCTTCAACAACATGAACCCATGCTTCATTCAGTGCCGAAACACGAATCTGCTCGCCCTTTCCGAGCTTGCTGGACACGTTTCCGCGACTCACCTTGAATGCACGGTCAATACGCCCGCGAGTGGCGCGCATCATGATGCCGAAAACCTGATCCGAATTACCGGATGACGGAATCTCAGAATCATCGCGCAGCGGGTTAAGCTGCACGCCGGATTCACTACCAAGCTGCCTAACAAATGCGGTAGTCATGGACTATCCCCTTATTTCTTGCCTTGCTTTGCTGGCTTTTGAGCGGTTTCTGCTACTGGCTCTTGGGCGGCATCAGCGGGGGCGGATGTTTCGGTTTCGGCGGACTGAGTCGCACCGGCTTCGGCAGCAGCGGTTTCTGCTACTGGCTCTTGGGCGGCAGACTCCGTGCTATCTGTACTGTCAGTAGCGTTTGCGATAGGCTCATCCTCGATGGTCAGCGCCAGCGGATAGCCGTTCAGTTCAGCAATCTGCTCTACGCTTGATGCAAAGCGTTGCAGTTGATCTGCGCTGGTAATTTCAACCGTCGTACCGCGCTCTTCTTCGTTCGAGCAGTGCTTCAGGTGCAGCCCGACTTCGGGGAAAACGCAATCGCGTGGCATGTGGTTGGTTACCACCAGTTTCAGTGGGAAAATTGCGTCGGCAAAAGCCTGTGCAACGAGATCATTGGCGTCCTTCCCGGTAAGGGAAGGAGCGCCCAAATCAACTTTACGAGTCATGTTGGTAGCTCCTTATTTACCGGCGATTAGCCGAGGTTGATGACGTTAATCAGCGCGCATCCCAGTGCAGCTTGGGCATTCGGATTAACCGAGGTGAAGTTGCGGGCGTAGAAGCCAGCGCCTTGACGCAGGTCTTGACCAACTGCCAGCGGAATCACTGTCGGAGGCACCGCATCGCCCAAGATGAACGGATTGCGTGTAACGTCTGTTGCGCGACCGACGCACAAAATCTGCGCCGACGTTGCCGTTTCTGCTACGCCCTTGGGGGTGTAGTACACCTCGTAGGTGCCGAACAAACTACCGAGACGGTAGATGCAAGGACGATCAGTGATGCCGGAAGGCTCAAACACATCCTTTGGTAAGGAGCGCATAACGGCGGCCAACTTCTTGCCGACGTACAGATGAGTGATACCGTGATTCATCGTGTCGATTGCCATTTGCTGCGAGGCAGAGCCGATCACTGCACCCAAGTCCGTGAAGATGCTGGAACGATTCATCTGCGCAGAACGAACTGACCAGTTGAAGTCGAAATCACCGGGCTGGTTATTTGCCGCCAAGCGACGAGCCTTACCCAGCACTTCGTAGTGACGCTCATTCGCAAACTGCGCTTGAATGGCGATTACGCTTTCGCTGAACGGGTCGAGCCCCAATTCGTTTGCCATCTGAGTGCGGCTGTCGATGGTTGCCGAAGTAGTTGCGCGCCAAGGCTTAGCATGCAATTTGTAGGTATTAACCGCAGTGATGATGCTGGGGGTCAACTCAGGAGCGCGCTCGTAGTCGATGAAACCTTCAACCACAACAGGTACGCCTACCGCCAATCCCGGAGTAGATGTCAGCGCGTATACACCGGTGTCGGTATTGATCGTGCCACCGATTGCGTAGCTCGTACCAGCAATAGTGATCGTGCCGCTGACAGGTGAATTGCCCGAACCGGTAGCATCCATTTCGCGCGCGGCAATTACGCCGTTCACGTAAACAATGGAGCGACCGCGCATCAGCTTGACCGCCACACCGCCTGCGCAAGTTTCATCGGTATCCTGCACCGATGTCAGCGCGCCGGTGATATTGCCAGTGGTAACGGCGGGGAACGACTTGTGAACGCGACTCGAAGAAATGTAAGCATCGCCAGACAGTGAGCCATCCATCAGGCCGCCCTGAGCATACCGCCCATAGGTGCTGCCAGCGTTGTGACTCATGATGGCGAGAATTGCTTCGTTGGATGCAATGTCGGCAGGCAGATAGTGCGCAAAAGGAATTGCGTCGCCCATCGCGGACAGAATCGCAACAACAGCACGATTCGGCTGCAAGCTATTCACATCGGATGCATTGCTGTTGGCCGAATCCAAGCTGTACTTGGTACGCGCATGGCGTGTGGTGGCGAATGCTGAATGAATCGCCTGCTCGATCAAGTCAGCTGGCGCGCTTTCGCCGTGCTGGCTTTCATACGAGGCCACGCCGTCGAAAATTGCGCGAGTAACGAGCGCCACATCTTCGCCCTGTGCTTCATCAAACACAGCTTGCAGATGATCGGGTACTTTTACGCCGATGTTTTGATTGCTTGCGGTAGAAATGAAATCTGCTGCTGCTGCGGAGTCGAAAGTGCCGTCCTTAACGGAGTTGCCTTTCAGGTTGTCAATAAACGCGGCTACCTCGGCAGTTTCAGCCTTGTGGTATTCGCGCTTGGTGTTTTTTGTAGCGGCCATAATCGTTGTCCTTTTAGGAAGTTCAAACACTAAAAACGCCAGCCACTTGGCCGACTCGGACGCATTCTGAAAGTCTAAAAATCGACGAATCGGGGCGTTTTCCGTGTTTTGAAAATCAAGAACGTACCAAATACAAAGCCGCCCGAAGGCGGCTGTTCTATTGGCGATTAGCGACTACAGCTAAGGCAAAACATCCATGTCACCGCGCCGGTTGGTGACGTAGCGCATGGAGTACGGGGGGATATTCAGGGTGGTTTCGATGTCTACTACCTCATAGGCCAGCTTCACTAGGTCATGCAACACGATATACAGCACGTCATGCTTGCGAAGATCAAACCATCCCGGCATGCCAGATGGCTCAAACGGTTCAACCAAATATCTAAACTCAGCTCCCGATCCGTTGTTGGCATCGTGCTGCCCCATCATTGAAGACGGAGAAAACGCATCCACCGGAAAAGCGAAGCCGTTTCCGAGGTGGTCATAGACGACCTCAGTTTCATCCTCGGAATCCAGCACCCCCAGACCGCCAAGCGTCGGCAACCCGCCAGCCCCCGCCGCATCTGTTCGGGTGACACGCTTTCTGAATACCTGAGCCTCAAAGGTGTTCGGGTGGTTGATGATGACGTTGCGGGCGGCGCTGTTAACGGCAGCGGGGATATTGATGAGCATGTGTTATTCCTTCGCTTTCAGCATTGATGCGATCTTTGCATCGCTCATTCCAAACTTTCGGAACGTGGCGAGCTCGCGCTCGGAAATCTGACCTGACTTAATAGCAGCCTCTACCTTGCGCGATGCTGCCCCCGTCTTTTTAGAGCGCGGTGCATTTTGTGCGGCAGCGCTGGCAGCACGCGCCTCTTTGGCTTTGTTCGCCTCCGCCTTGAGCTGTGCGCTTGTCTTGATAGTTGATGGTCGCTTCTTACCGTTCGTTTCCTTGTCAAACGCCTCTTGGCTCTTTTGAGTTTTGGCCGTGTTGTTTGCGGAGGTGCGCACCTTCTCCATGTGCTTGGTCAGGAAATTCAGCACTGCCGGAGATGACTCAATCTCCGCCATTGTTCTGAGGACGTGCTTGCACGCCACGCCCTTTAAATTCGGGTTGCGAATCTTGGGGAATCCGTGTTCTGGGCGACCGGCGTTGAAGCCTCCAATGGTCGCAACGTAGCGTAGGAAATACCGATGGCGCTCACAGTCACAATCAAACGCTAGCTTCTGCTTTCTCAGCCATCCCGCTACCTCTTTTGCGGCCTGAGTGTCTTTCAACTCGCTCGACATCAGCTTATTGGCAGCCTGGGCGAAGGCATTGAGGCGCACCAGTACATGGTGCCGAGTGACCTTTGAATTTTCCCCGGCGCTAGTGATAAACCTGACATCCCCGCCCATTGCCGACACCGGTGCGGACATCCGTATTTCTCGCTTCGCTTTGTCTATGTCGCTGTGATAGCTTCCAGTAATAGGTTTGGCATAGTTAAGCGACCGCGAAGATGCCAGATCAATCACTTGCCGGGCGGTAATTCCGTCCCCTTTGAACTTTTTTTGAGCCAACTGCATGTTGCGGCGGAACGCGGCAAGATCGTCTGAAGTGATACTGCGCACCCCTCCGCCTCCCAGCGTAGTTGTCAGTACGCGATGAACATCGTACTCACCCTGAATATCGTTCTTCCCGAGGATGACCGAGCGGGGCGCTTTATCTGCGGCAGCACGTTGCGCCGCATCGGTTGCAGCCCTGCGATTAGCCTGACCTGCATGCCCCCTGATTTTCCCCAACTCTGACATGATCAATCCTTACGCCCACGTCGGGGCATTGTCTTTGCGATATGCCGCGATGGACTCGAATCCGTTGCGGCGCTTGATGGCTAAAAGCTGGCTTTCGGTGGGAAGCACAAGGCGCTTCTGAATTAACGGCTGATCAACCGTGTCCAGCTCGGCGGCGGCCATAATGCAAAGGTACTCATCACGTCTACCGTAGACGCGCTGCGATACAAGCGACAAATCGAAACGCTCATCCGGCTTTGTTTCGTAGGATATGTGCGGCTGCCACGGCTTGGTAGTTTCAGCGAATTTAAGAATGTCGCGGTAGAACGCTCTTGCTGCGCGCGGGTCTTTGTCGCTCATGGCGTAGCCCATTCAATACATACTTTCATCGGACGAAACTTATTCAGTGGATTTATTTGAATGCGCCACTTTGAGCATATCGGCGCATCTTTCTCATTCATTTCGCAAACTCCATAGCCCAAATAAGCAGCTCCAGAAATCACAATACAAATAGCGATAGCCGCCAAAGATACAAATATCCTCATATCGAAATAATCCCGCCGCAAGCGATGAACCTAAGCGCATGCGCCATTTGAACGGTGCGCTCTATCGTATCTGCGCGAGTTGCGTACAGGCATGTTGCCAGTGCCGCTACCTGAGCGCATGTCACCCCCTCGGAAATACGGAAGCGCGGGCCACTTGCATCAATCCCGTCTTTCTCGATAGATTGCTCTGGGTTAGCGCGCGATGCCCGTGCGCCGAACGCAATGCGCGAACTCTTCCCGTCCGCCGCAATACCAGACTTAAGCGCAAAAAATGCCGAAATGGCATCTTTCAAATCTTCATCCGTGAACAGGCTATCTCGCGAAAGACCGGAGTCATTAGTCAGCACGATGCAGCCGTCACGCCTATCTGTGCGATACGCCGCCTCGGCACCGACAATCAACATCTTTGCATCTGAGTCATAGGCAGAAAACAGCGTGCAAGCCTTTCCGCCATACCCGGTGAAAGTGGCCTGAATCTGGTTCATCATGGCCGCGCCTCGTTTCGGCTTGGGATAAGAGTACCGGCCACTGGGTATCCAGCAGGATCGGCAGTGTCGGGAACACCCTTACCATCGTTCGGCTGACCAACAGCAGGAGCATCAAACAGCGGAATTTCTACCTTCAAGGTAATGTCCACCGCCAAAATGCTGAGGTTCTTAACTTCGGTCTGAATAGACATAGCGGGAGAATCTGGAGACTCAATCTGTACCGGCCAGTAAAGATTCTGCCCGGCGAACGTATAGAGCGCTGAGAATCTTCGGTTGGGCGCGGCATCGAGGAACAGCAGAAACTGAGCGGCCAGCGATTTAGCCGTCGGCTCATCTTGCGCAAAGATCACAATCTGCGCCCGAATATCCCCAGCTATGGCGCGCAACCCGAACACGCGCTCCTTAATATCGCCCGGAAGCATCACCATTTGCGAATCAGCTACCTGACGGGTGTAATCCCGACCTGTTGGCACGTAGTCCTTGGACATCGCCACCATAATCACCGGCAAATCGGCTGGCTTGGTTGCCGCGCCGTTGGTTTCGTTTTTCCGCCACAGCTCCAGCATTTCCTCGGCAGCATCAACCATGCGAGCCGGAGCCCACGCAACACTATGCGATAGCCCGCGCAGGACAAACTTCTCAAGCTGCTTGGTGGTTGGGACGATGGAAGCGTAATAGCCACCCAAGAACTCACCCAATGCTGATTTTACCGGCTCGAACATGGCCGCTTACCGCTTGAAATTGCTCAACAAGCGATCATAAAGCGGGTCTGCTTTGGCTGAATTTTCAGGCTGCACAAACTGCGGAAGTACTGAACTATGGAAAAACTCACTGTCGCGCTGCATGCGGCGCGCCGTCTCTGTTGATACAGAAATCGGCATCACAGAAATAGCATCCAGCACATGCGATGCTTCGATGCCCTTGCTTGCCAGCATGGAAATCAACTGCTCGTTTTCGGCTTGCAGGCGCTCGATCACCTCGTTGGCCAGCTCACGCTCACCGCTCACAGAGTCCAGCAGTGCGATCATGCCGCGCATCTGCTCATCCTGAATGGCAAGCTCAATATCATCCAGCGTCATGCCATTCACGTCATCCAGCGAGTACCCGCGATTGGTAGTGAAGTTCGGCTCTAGAACATAGTCGAAGCCGAAGAACTCCGGCTTGCGCTCGTCAATGGCACTGGAAAATCCGCCCATCCGGCTCTGAAACAGCTTTGATGCCGCAAGCCCTGTGTCGGTGCTGGCGAATTCGGCCTTGTGTTCAATAGATCCGTCTGGATTCGCTTTCAGGTACGTGGTGACAAAGGCCGGAACCACCTTGGGGATCAGCCCGTCCATCATTCCCTCGTTGGGAATCATCCCGCACTTCACGCGCGTCAAATGGCCGTAGTAGCCGTGCATGTCGCGGTTCTTAACCCGCTCCTGACACGCCGGACTATTGATGGCATTGACGATCTGACCGATGTTGAAATGACGCTCTTGTCCGCGAAACTGGCGGCCACGGTCTTTCAGGTTATAGGTAATGACTTGGGTTTCCATTGCGCGGACTCCGGTGTAAATGTGCCGCGCAATAGTCGCATTGCCTGTTATGTGATTTTTGTGGGTTTTCCGAGGACACCCAATAACGTCCAAACAAGCTCGTTATGAATCAAACATCCGCAAACATATCCTCAACCTGAGCCATTCTGTCTTTGGCGACATCGCCCGGCTCTTTTATCCCCTCGCAAGGGATATAACTCGCGCCCTCAAGGAACGCAAAAGACATCGCATCTATCAAGTCCGGCGACTTAATGCCGTCCTTGCGCATGTCCTCCTTGCTGTTCATCACGTAGCGCAGGCCGCCCGACTCGCTAAAATGGTACGGTAGGCGTGAACCCTGATCTATGATCTTCTCACGCAGCTTCTTGTCCAGTCCTTGCGGGAAGACTGCCCGCCCCTGCTTCACCGCATCCCTGAACCGCACCATTGCGCAAGCGCGCAGGTTGTAGAAGCGGTTCTTATACTCTCCGCCGAAGCATGGCTTTCCCCAGTTCACCTTGACCATCACGCCAGACCACGACGGCGACCGCTCGATCAGCTTGCACACCGTTGAACCCGCCCCGCCAGCGTCCACATATAGCGTCGCATTTGACAGGTTGCCAACCAAGTTCACCAGATCGCCCGCAAGGTCGATTTCGTTCTTGTCGTTCGCGCAAATCGGGATTTCGATGTACTCCACGCGCCGCGCCTCCGCGCCGTGGTCGCCATCCCCGATTACCTTTGCCACAATCGCAACCGAATCATCCCGCAGCTCGCCCAGTGCAACGTCGGACAGCACAAACAGGCCGAACGGCTCATCATCGCCAATAATTCGGCGCGGTGAGAATGCCGCATCAAGATCGGAACGAGTGAGCAGCACGTTCCCGCTATTCTGGGCAAACAACCCAAGACAGCGAATCTGGTACTCCACCGAATTCCGCCCGCCGCTTTCGTCCGCGCGCTCTTGCAGCCACTTGGTGGTAACAAATGGCGAACGCTCCGAGCTGAACCGCAGCGCATTCCAACTCCCGCCGTTCTTAATGCAGATTGAGTGATGCGAGTCGTAGAACCGCCCGGCATTGCGCGCCCCCTGAGATGCCAGAAGAGTCCTGTTTCCTCCCTGTGTCTGTGTGCCGTCGATAACGTCGAAGTGGTCATCACCCACGCCCGCCGCCTCATCCACGATAATCAGTTGCCAGTATCGGTGCTTACCGGCCACCGCCACCGATTCGCCCTTTTGAAACGCCACCTGGGTGATGAACCACTGATCAGAGAAGCTGTTGACGAACACGCGCGTCTTGGTGATCGTGAAGTAGTCGTTAATCCACGCATGCGGGCCAGATGCCATTGCCATGCGCGTGTCCTGCATTTCCTTCCAAACACCGTCCGCCACCTGACCCAGCTTTGGCGCGCCAATGTAGGTATTGGAGCCGACTTCAACCTTTCCATCGTAAGCTGCCAACGGATGGCAGAGCATGTGCCACAACGCGATACGGGCAAAAGAGGCGGTCTTTCCGGTACCAGTTCCAGACACCACTGAAACCTTGGAATTGGGGGGAACGATGGAGGTAAACAGCTCTTGCTGATCTGCGCTCGGATTGAACCCTGTCACCTCCACGGCAAAGCGCAACGGGTCAGCGTGGTATCGCTCCACGAAGTCCGCATAGCGCGGGTCGGTCAGCAGTGTCCGCTTTGTCTTCTTATGAACTGCCATTGCCTACTTGCCCATCAACAATTCCGCGCTCCGCCAGCACCAATGCCTGACGCTCATGAGAGAGTCGCATTTTTTCCTCAAAAATCTGCGATAACTCAGCACTGTTGACCAGATTGACGTTGACCTCGACATCCTTCTCACGGAACAAGCTCAGGGCGCGCGCGATGCTATCCATGGCCTTTTCCTTCGACAGCTGGATTACCTCAATCCCTTCCTTGCCTACCTTTACCCCACAATACATCAGCCGAGCCGCAGGAGAAAGATTGCGGGTGTCATTGAAAAACACCTCCACCACCCCCTCCCCACTGCACTCCGGGCACCCTTCTTTAGGAGGCTTTAGTTTGCTGTACCACTCGTCTGTGTATTCTGGGAATTCCCCAATATCATCAGCCGTGCTGATCCTCAGTCGGAGCGCGCGCTCCTTGTTGTGCTTCTTTTTCCACTCCTCCAGCGTAGAAGGGGTGTGCTGCCTGCGATTACCCTCCCCCCAGCAATATGGGCAGCAGATTCGGCGAAGTTGTGAGATTTCGTTCGCGTCGAAATTAACGATAGCCACCCATAAGCGCATCAACTCATCCCCGTCGATGCCCATGCGCCTAGCCCTTGCGCTGGCTAAAGTGGTAATCGCATGACTTATCTTAGGATTCTGGAGAAGGTGCCAGCCAAACGTTGGTGCGCTCTTTGCGCTGTACCCTGCCCTGACTGCGGCGGCACTCGCATTCCAGTCCACCAGATACTCCCGCACGAATATTTCCTGTTGGTCAGTTAGCTCTGCAAACACCCCAAACTCATCTGGGTCGCGCTCAACCGCATCGCTAGAATCCGTCGGCAAGGTTTCGATGGTTTCTGCGATGATGGTTTTCTTAGTTTTCTTCGGTTTCTCCTTGGATTGAGAAACTTTGGAAACCTTGGAAGAAACCTTTGTTGCTGTGAATGCCACTTTATTGGCAGCAGCGCGGATAGCAGGAGACTTCTCCCACCCATCACGGACATAGACCTTGCGAACCGCTGGCGGTGACATATCTACAGAGAACTTCTCGCCTATCCACTCCGCAATCCATTTAAAACCATCTCGCGGGTCAAGCTCCCATCGGTCGCGAACTTCCTTCCACTGCTCATCGGTAAGTTTCGGTTTTGCAGCCATATTAGATCGCCAGACTCAACTGCTTAGTATCACGGGAGGCTACAACACACTCACCACGGAATCGGGTCATCTTGGCCTTGGAGTTCTTGGCCGAGTCCGATACGCGCTCAATGGAACTAAGCAGCCTAGCGCCGGCGCGCATATCCTCAAATTCTGGATTCACTTCGACAAAGCGCCGCATCGCCGCATCTGCATTCTCAGCAGCTTCGAGCATGTCTGCAATGGAGCTACTCATCGCATCGACCTTGTTATGAAGTTTTTTAAGAACCTCCATGTCCCGCTGCCTAGCACTTTCCCATGCATCAAATACCCACTGCGAGACATTGCGCTCTTGCGACATCCTGGCACCGGTTTCCCAGTCATCAGATACACCGAACAGGTAATCTATTGAGACCTCGTATATCTGTGATGCTCTGACTATCAGCCAAAGTGGAACGGAGTTGGTATCCGTTGCCCCCTCGACTTTGGACAATTTAGACGGATTGGCGTAACCAAACCGCTTGGCAGCGACACTCAGCGATAAATTGCAGAGTTCACGCGCTTCCCGCATTCTTTTACCTACGCTCTTAACGGCGCTTGCTTGAGCCACCCTGTTTGTAGTCCTAGACGACATACCGGCTCCTATTTTTTATTTAAAAACCAACCAACACTTCAATGAATTTGGACTTATGCTACCGATCAGCGGTTCGGCTACTTTCCAATCCGATGCCAAGTACCATCAGCATCAACCAAGTAATGTGTATTTCCGCGCGTCTGCACGTTACACACCTGAAAACCTTCCTGCTTAATCAGCTCAAAAGCTTTTGCAACTTTCTTCAGCCTTCTTCCCACACGCCAGTTGAGCCAAAACTCCTTGATTAAATTCATTCACATCCCCTTTAGTTATTAACCAGCCTCACAACAACCTTGCCGCCCTTCACTACCTCAGCCACATCTAGGTGCAGCCTGAACCGGTTATCATTCACTCCAAGCCCATCTTCACCCCGGCGACCTTTGTTTCCAGCCCGGCGCGCAACCGGCATGCTTTCGTAAACTTGGCCTTTGCCGCCCAATGGGTGCGGCTGTTTGGGTTAAGCTGTTTTGGCGGCCATGGCAGAGTGATCATTATTTTGTTGCTACCCTGTATCCAATACCACCAAGTCCGGTATCGAATTTCTCGATTACGCCATCCTCAACAAGAGATTCCATCAGTCTGGCCGCCCGGTTGTACCCAATCAGCAAACCTCGCTGAATATTTGAAATACAAGGATGCGATGAACTCAGCATCAAAGCCTTTGCCTTATCGTAAAGCGGGTCACACATTGCAGATTCCATCAAATCCCCCTCTTCTCAAAATCCTTGCAGTTAATCGGCAATCCCTTGCCCTTCTCAAAATCCCCAATCCAGCCGAGCGCCTTCTTTTTCTCCCCCGCCGCACAGTCCATAATCAGGAAGTAACCTCTGGGCGGTGTTGTATGGCTGGCGAGGTGCTTGCATTGGGCGCATTTCAATTCCGCGCTTCACCATCCGCCCCCGGCATATCCAGCGACGGGGTTACACATGGCAAAAACATCCGCCCTGATCCATCAACGCTGAACCACTGCACGCGCCCGAAGTGATCTACCGTTGCGCGCCGGTGCGTCCCATCCTGCTGGCATTGCCCGTCAACCAGAATCACGCCGCCGATCTCGAAGCCCTGCGCCTCCAGTTCGCGGATTTTTTCGGATGCGACATTTGTCAGTGGAACCATTTCAGTAGTCATTTCATCACTCCATCTCTCACCAGAATCAATTGCGTCTTGAACATCGCGCGCATGAACATTTCGCGCTTGTCCTCTTTGTCGCCCTGCCACACCCCGGTTGGGTCGCTTCCTGTTCCTTGATCTAACCATGAGTGGCAGCGGTTGCATAAATAGGCGGAGAAAAGGTCGTGCGCTTTGATTCCGCGCCCTTTACCGTGCTCGGAAAAATTGGAATGCGCCGCAACCGTGGTGCCATCCTCACATCCGCAGTTCGTACAAGACTGGCCGCGCGCGTGGGCGAGAATCTTTGGATTGCGGTAAGTGAAGCGCTGGTTCACCGCGACCTCGCCTTAATCAACGCATCAACAAGGCTGTCGAAGCCAGTTCCGTTGCTGATGTTCTCCGCAAACAATTGCTTAAACTCGCGGGGGTTAAGCGTGCGCACCAGCTCGTATCGCTCTGCTGCTTTGACAACCTCATCCAAAGCTTCTCCGAGGCGCTTTGGGTAGCCTTCACCACAGGACATTTCACTACCGCCCTTACGCCACGTATTGAATTCCTGAGCGATCTTGATGTCTTGCTTGCTCATTCCTTAGGCTCCACCGCCATCTCATTCACCCAGCCCTGTATAACCACACCATCCTCAAACAACTGCCCGCCGCGCTGCGCCATCACCGTATCGAATCCGGCGTAGTAGCTCATGGCCGCGCCGACTGTCTGCATTTCCTTGGCTACGGCGCGCAGGCGAGTAAGGATTTCGGCGGGGTTGGTTGGGGTGATCATGCGAACAACCTTTGCTGCGCCTGTGATTGCTCGATTTTCTTTACCGCATGTGTGATGCGCGCAATCGCAACAGGAAAATATCCAAGCGAATTCCCATCCTTGTCTTCATCAAGCTCGATGCCGATATAGCCGAACCCCTCAAGAATTGCAGCCTTGCCACCGCTTCCGCTACCCATGAATAAATCAAGTCCGGTACCGCCGGGAGGGGTAACTAAGCGCCACAGGTACCGCAACAGTTCTGTCGGTTTTACAGTGGGATGATGATTGCTGTTGCTGTTGCTGTTGCGCTGATATGCGTTGTCGATTGAAGTTACTCGCCCATCATGACTGTATTGTCTTGGCGCAATTTGCTCACACCCCTCACCACGATCTTGCTTGCTTGCCTTGGCGCAATAAAAGAAACGTGCGGCACTCTTACCGCCGAATATTCCATTGGGCGACTGCCTGCAATTCCCGTGATTTACCAGATTTCCTTGCTGACCGCCTGCATCTGGAAATGCTGCAAGAACCTCTTCGCTTCCGTCGTGTATAAGGTTGGCCGGCCAACGACCAAGCGGGCTCTGTTCTGCCGCATCAGAAGATTGACGCGGTACCGCCGGATCGTGACGGCAAGGAATTCCACCAGAACCTGAGCGCAATATTTCTTCCGTTCCAATTCTGCAACCGTCGATATTCAGAGCTCCAGTACCATGCTCCTGAACATTCTCTGCCACCGTGCCGATTAGGGGCTTGCGTGCTACGCATATCGGCTCATGCGCAGGCTTGAGCGCGGTACCAAAACCTTGCCAATCCCCATCCATATTCTTAGACTTCGGGAATCCGCTTCCGTACACCCACATAATCTGATCGCGAATCTCAAATCCAGCATCTTCGATTGCACAGGTCATGCGGTGATAAGTTCGAGAACCTGAAAATGCCAGTAAGTGTCCGCCCGGCTTCAATACGCGCAGCGCCTCACGCCACACCTCGATGTTGTAAGCAATGCCAGTGCTATCCCAGCTTTTACCCATAAAGCCGAGTTCATACGGCGGATCGGTGACAATCGAATCAACGCAGTTTTCAGGCATGGCGCGCATCACAGCCAAGCAGTCGCCTCTATAAAGTTTCGCGCCACTAATGATTACTGGATTCACTCGTTAAACTCCCTCAACACCGAATCCATCATCTCGTGCGACTTAGCACCCATATGCCGCCACAGATACGGAGCCGCATGCTCCCCACGCAGGAACGCAATCACGCTCTCGTGAAACTCGCGGAATTCCTGCTCATCCGTCTTCGCGTAGCTGATCGACTTCGGCAGCGGAACAATGCCGCCCTTCGCCCCCGGCACCCACTCGACAAAACCCGCCCCGATCTTGAGCCAGTCGCGGAACATATCGAAATCGCGGAACCGCTCCTGCGCGTTGAACACATCCTGCTCGATCTTCATGTGTCGCTTGTGGTACGGCGTGTAGCGCGGGAATACCATCTCCACGTCGAACATTTCCCCTGCTTCCTTGCTGATTGCAATTCCCCAAAAACGCCACCATTGCTTGTTGTCGCGATCTGTAGCCCCACGGAAGCAGTCGAACAGCAACTTGCGCGCCCAGTTAAGCTCTTGCTCTGTGGGCATAGGAATATCGGTTCGCACAATGGTCATTGTTGGCATTACGCAACCGCTCCCATCACATCGCCGCTCTCAATCCGCGCATGCACCTGCTCTAACGCAAAAACAATCTGCCCTTTGCTGGCGACCTCAATCTGTTCATCGTGCAGTCCAAATGCGCAATTCAGAACAAACCGATGCGATCCAACCGACCACTCTTCGGTGTTTAGCGCAATGTCTCGAATGATGATTAATGAATCCAGCGCGGACTTAATTGCACTCAGCGCTTGCGGAACCACGCCCTGCTCTGCAAGTATTAATGCGATATTGAGCGCGCATGCGCAGGTAGCCCACGCCTGTTCTGTACCGAATCCAGTCTCAAGCGCACGAAGAGCCATGCTATAGGCTCTTCCTAAATCGCCTACTTGACCATGGTCGAGAGTCGAAACGCATTTGCGATTGAGTAGCGATAGTCCGCCCATAGGGTTTACAGTCCGATGTTTACGGGTACGCTTTGTGGATGCGTTCATCGCACCACCTATGCCGGATAATTAGCCCTGAACTCTTTGCGCAAATTTGCCGCATTAAGTTCGATAAGCTCGCGCTGTATCTGGATGATTGAATCGGTATCGCCTGTGCTATCTGCGTATTCGAGCGCGGATTGCAGCTCGTCGAGTCGTGATTTGACGTTCATGCCGCCATCCTTTCTTGATGACGCGGAGCTTTACGCACGCGAAACTCAAACAGCCCCGCATGCTCTGGGTGCAGCAGCATGTAGAGCCGCGCCATATCCGGGGTGCGGTGGTCGTTCAGCTTCCAAGTGCCGTCGCCGATCTCGCGGATGTTTGTGCGGTGGCGCATCACCTCGACGATGGTGCGGGCGCTGTAGTGGTCGAATCCGGCCTCGCGCACCTTCTGCGCTGATTGATCGAAGTAGGAGAAGATGGCGAAATTGTCGGTGAGCCAGTCGAAGAAATCGCGCTTGAACATGGACTCATGCTGCAGCACTTTGGCGCAGGCTTGTTCGATGGTGGTCATGCTGTCGCTCCCTGAAGCATCGGAGAGCCTTGCAACATGCTCCGAATGCGGGATAGATTTTCCTTGGCCTGTTCGGCGCTCACCGATTGCCGCCCCGGTGCTGGCAACGCTTCAAGTCGCGCAGGAACTTCGTTCGGCAACTCGCCTGATTTGATTTTCTTGCCCGCCATATCCAGCGACGCCGCCCAGCGCTTGCTGATCGACTGGTACGGATGGTTGCGCAGATCTGCTCCCAGCGATACCGCCGCCCAGTACACCGCCGCGCTGCTCCATGCGTCCTTGCCAAATTCGCGCAGACGCATCTGCTCAACGGCTTCAAAAAATGCGCGCTCCGCATCAATGCTCGGGCGGCAGGCTTTCAGGAACTCAGGAAGTGACGGTGGCCAGTCGTACAACTTGCGGCACGTCACGATGCCGGTCTTCACCTCGGCCAGCGTCAATCTCTCTTCGTCAAACGCCTCCGCCCACGCCTCGCGCCAGTTTTGGATTGCCTGCGCATTGGCAAACGCGCTGCGGAACTTGTGCGGATAGGAACCGTCCAGACGGTTGAACAGCCTGTCCATCATCGACAGCGGCTTGCTCGAATCAGGCCATGCGCGAGGCTGCAACCAGCCTGCGCTAGTTGACGACAATGACGTGCTCATCGCTCGATTCTCCACCGTTGTTTACGTAATCCACCGCATCGAATTTGGCGGGCTTTGATCCTGCTGCCGGGGTGCTTTCGGCGCGCAACTTTGCAGCCTTGAGATTTTTGATTAGGGTGTGATCCCACTCGGCCTGTGTGCGCTTGGTAAGCGACTGCGAAATCCAGTAGGAAACGAACTCGCCAATTTCTTGAGGCACCTGAACCATCGCCATTTTTGCCAGCGTTGTAAATTCCTCGGACGGCTTCCAATCGACGTGCATCGCAAACGCATCGCCCGATGATGTAGAGGGTTTTATATCTTCTCTTCTCTTCTCTTCTCTAGTCCGCTTTTTTTCCGCATCGTGTGCGGACGTTTTGCGCGCATCCCTTTTTCTTTCTGACTCTTGCGCGCGCCGCTTCGCAGACTGGCCGTTATGCTCATCAAACCTTGGTACAGATAGGTTTGATTCGTTATCAATCAGCCAACTTACGCCGATCATTGCCGATGAAAATCCAGCCCACCCAAGATGGTCGTCCAAAATTTCAGGAGAATATCCGTCAAGAGTTCCGTCCTCTGAGTGCATGTCGAACAGACACCACACCGCATGCAATCCGCCGATTACGCGCAGCTTGTCCGCTTTCAATGCGGACATCATGCGGACAACTTTCGGGTGTGTCAGCAAATCGGAACGCATCTTTATCCAGTCTCCGGCCATGTTTATTCGATTACTAAAACGACTGCATTGAATAAAAAAAGCCCGCGCAAAAACTGCACCGCGCGAGCCGCTCTCGCCAACTTGCTCAGGGAGGAGAAACAAGTGTTAGGAGGCGAGAAAATCATTGGGCTACACCCTCGCTATGTGATGTAGCCAAAAACTGTTTTGAGGGGGAATGCACCGCGTCTGCTGCGACTTTGTAGTGAATACCGCTTACACCGTAAGTGCGCTTCACGTATTCTGGCATTTCGCGGGTGGAAATCCAGTCTGCGCACTTATCGCACAGGCCGAATCCGTCGTCTTGGTTATGCCACTGCCGACCCGTGGTAAGAGCGTGGCAGCATGAGCAAGTTAGGTTTTGAATTTCTCCCTGCATGACTTAAACCCTCACCACTTGAAGCAGCTCTCCGGTGGCCTTCATCAGCAACATCAGCAAAGGCTCAAGTTCTCTTCGCTCACGCGCATCAAACTTTCCATCCTTGGCGAATTCAGAGCCCTTCCCCATCAGGTTGCTAATCGTGCCGATCAGTGACAGGAACATCTGCACGGCCTCGGCGGGAGACTTCTGCTCCAGCTCAAAATCCATTGGAACCTGCCCGACAAGCTGCGCCAGAGCAAAGATGGTTCGCTTGGCCTGAGCAATCAAAATAATCTCCAGAATGTTGTGCATGCTGGCTGGTTGAGATTCGTGATCTGGATTTATTCCGTTCGCCAGCGTGTTGCTATTTACGCCAATCATTTCAGCCAGCGCCCTGATGCCGCCGGGGAATTCTTTGGCATCGGCCTGTAGCGCAAGGAACAATGCGCGGTGTGTTTGTTTGGTTGGTCTTTTCATTTTTACGAACTCCCTATTTTTCCCGCCTTTTGTTGGCGAGTTGTTTATGAAAAACTGCTAACCATGAAAACTAAAATCAAAGCTAACGAACCCGCAATATCTCCAGAGCAACTGGCAAAACTCGTCCGCGATATGCGCGCCGAATTGACAGTGTCAGAGATCGCGATACAGGCATTGCTGATGACTCACCCAGAGCAAAAGCTAAACCGGGTCGTTTTTGACCAGCTATGCGAGGAAGTAATGGCGGATATGCTTGGATCTCAAGAGCGGGATGCGCGGATAGATTCGTTCGCATCCGCTTGCAGGAAGCAATGGGCGAGGTGTGACTACGCCGCTGCCATGCAAGATGGGATGGAGGAACTACGCCTGAGCGGGTCATGCTGACTCCTTTCCGTCCGCCAGCTCCGGCTTATTTTTTTCAGATTGCGCGGTGAAATATTTAAGCAGGGGTTGAATAGTGTTTATGCGCGGGTTATCAGTTTGCCCGGCCTTAATTTTCATTAAGGTTCCGTATGGCACGCCGGTATCGGCGGCGACCCCCTCAAGCTCCTTGTAGGAACATGAGTCAATTTTTTCTTTTACGTAATTAAGGATGTCCATGCCGCTCAATCTACCGGATACGGTATGTCATGTCAACCGCATCCGGTAGGTTTTATTTGTTATGGTGTAAAAATGACTGATAGCAAAAAAACTCTCTGGCGAAATGTAAGTCTGCTAATGAAGCAGCATTACGGAAGGGAAAATCTAACGCAATGTGCAAAAGACGCTGGGGTTGGCCCTGGAACAATGACCAGGATAAAAGAGCAGGAAACTTCTATAGGGATGGACACTATAGAAAAACTAGCAGCCTTATTTAAAGTGCAGCCTTATGAGCTTTTGATTCCAAACCTTAACAGTCAAGAGGTTATGGTAGTTAAATCTATGCGTAGAATGAATGTTTCGCAACGCTCAGACCTTGTGAAAATCAGCACTTCGATTGCTGAACCAGACGAAAACCACGGAAGCGCGCCGAAACGTGCAGCGCAATAACGTGATCCAGTTACAGATACAGCTCCAGTTCAAGTTTTAGGGAAGGTCGGCTATGAGTCAATTTTTGTTCGTTGTCGAAATCCCGCCATTGCCATCAGGTTCGTTCGGATTGACCGCATCATCCGATTGGTCTCAATTCTCACATAAAGCCGATACCACCATAAAGACCGTGAAATCTGCTGTGCGGCTTCAACCAAATGCTTGGTTGCTGCCCGCCGAGAATACGCTGCCTCTTCTAATGGAACTCGCTCTCTTTGCCTCCAAGAATTCTCTTTCATACTCGGTCGTCCTTATTCCAGATGGTGCTGAAATTATGGC